GACTGCAAAAACACGTTATGATAGATTGTCTTCAGTCCGTTCCCAGTTTTTAAACACTGCTAGACAAGCAGCAGATTTAACTCTACCTTATCTCATCCGAGTAGATGAGACTTATACTAAAGGTTCGTTGAAATTAACAACACCGTGGCAATCACAAGGAGCTAAAGGTGTGGTGACGCTTGCAAGTAAATTAATGCTTGCATTGCTACCTCCACAAACCAGCTTCTTTAAGCTACAGGTAAATGATATCAACATTCCTGGTGAATTAGGACCAGAAGTTAAATCAGAACTTGACTTGTCGTTTGCTAAAATTGAACGCACAATCATGGAGTCTATTGCAGCCTCTAGTGATCGTGTTGTAGTTCATCAAGCATTGAAGCATCTTGTAGTAGCTGGAAATGCTCTTATCTTTATGGATAAAGAAACCTTAAATTGTAACTAAAGAAACAATATCAAAAAAACTATTAAAAAAATCTTACCCAGATTATAAAGAGCCTCAACCAAACACACCCTCTGATAATTCATCACGTCATGATGATGAATGTGATATTTACACACATTGTGTTAGAGATAACAATCGTTGGGTCTGGCATCAAGAAGTAGAAGACAAAATTTTACCTAAGTCATATGGTAAAGCTCCTCTTGACGCAAACCCCTGGCTTGTGCTACGCTTTAACCACGTAGACGGTGAGGTCTACGGACGTGGTCGGGTAGAAGAGTTCATTGGTGATCTAAAGTCACTTGAAGCTCTGTCACAAGCACTGGTTGAAGGCAGCGCAGCAGCTGCTAAGATAGTGTTTACTGTTTCACCAAGCAGCACGACCAAACCATCAACGCTTGCCAAGGCAGGCAATGGTGCTATTATTCAGGGACGACCTGATGATATTGGTGTAGTGCAGGTTGGTAAAACAGCTGATTTCCAAACAGCCTATCAGATGGTAGGTACTTTAAGTCAACGTTTAAGTGAGGCATTCCTTATTCTTAATGTAAGACAATCAGAACGTACTACTGCTGAAGAAGTACGTATGACTCAAATGGAATTAGAACGTCAACTTGGCGGATTATTCAGCCTACTAACTGTTGAGTTCCTTGTACCTTATCTTAATCGTAAACTAAACGTTGCACAAAAAACAGGAGAGATCCCTCGCCTTCCTAAAGGTGATATTGTCAAACCTACTATTGTTGCTGGTATCAATGCTTTGGGTCGTGGTCAAGACAGAGAAAGTCTTGCACAATTCCTTACTGTTGTTGCACAAACAATGGGACCAGAAGCTATTCAACAGTATATTAATTCTGAAGAAGTTGTCAAACGTTTGGCAGCATCATCTGGTATTGATGTATTGAATCTTGTTAAGAGTATGCAAGAGAGGCAACAAGAGCAGCAACAGGCTATGGAGCAACAGCAACAGATGATGGCTCAACAACAAGAACCACAAATGGCTGCTGTTGATCAGAAGCGTGAGCAAGCTGAAGCACAAATGATGCAACAACAACAACAACAACCACCAATGCAATGAGCGAAACACTAACACTTAATGATACGCCCGCTGATCAGCCTGAACTTAATGCTGATGAGCAAGAGTCTCTCGCTGTTGCCGAGGCTAACGAAGGGGAACAACAACAGCTACTAGCAGGTAAGTTTCAAGACACACAATCTCTTGAGCAAGCTTACCTAGCATTACAAAAGAACAAGAAGAGGAACCAAACAAAAGCTCTGACAACCAACTAACAGAAGAACAAGCTGGTCAACTATTTGAAATGGTTGGTGGTGAGTCTACTTATAAGGATATGTTAAGCTGGGCTGGTGACTCTTTATCTCAACAAGAAATTGAGATGTATGATTCAGTAATGGCTGATGGTAATGCTGCAGCTATTTTCTTTGCTGTACAAGCATTGAATAATAAGTACACAGATGCTGTTGGTAAGGAAGGTCAGCTATTGACTGGACGTTCTGCAGCACCTTCTGCTGATAATTCATTCCGTAGTCAATCAGAACTCGTAGCAGCTATGAGTGACAAACGTTATGATAGTGATCCAGCATATCGTTCTGACGTTATGCGTAAACTTGAAAACTCTGACCTAGAATTCTAATGACTGTTACCACCAACGAGCGCGGACAACAAAACCTTTTTGCTAAAGAACCCACCATGTACACTGACAAAGATTACACTGTGAATCATAACGAAAAAGCTGAGATGCTAAACGGTCGCCTAGCTATGCTAGGTGTGATGGCTGCGCTAGGAGCGTATGCACTAACTGGTCAAATTATCCCTGGAGTATGGTAATGCCACAAGGTAAAGGAACTTACGGATCACAGAAAGGTAGGCCACCTAAGAAAGGTACTAAAAAGTAATGGCTAAGAATGTAAGCCTAAAGATTGGTAAACATAAATCACGATCCGGTGGTCTTACAAAAGCTGGTCGTGAAAAGTATAATAGAGAAACAGGATCTAATCTAAAGGCACCACAACCTGGTGGAGGAAAACGTAAAAAGTCTTTCTGTGCTAGGATGGGTGGTATTAAAGGTCCAATGAAAGACAGCAAGGGTAGACCAACCCGGAAGGCTCTTGCTTTACGTAAATGGAAATGTGGTAAATCCTAATGGCTAAGAAAGGTCTCTACGCTAACATCCATGCTAAACGTATGCGTATTAAACAAGGTTCAAATGAAAAGATGCGTAAGCCTGGTAGCTCTGGTGCACCCACTGCTGCTAACTTTAAACGCGCCGCTAAAACTGCTAAGAAAAAATGATTGAATGCCCACAATGTACTGTGCAACAACAGTACGTTCTAGAACAACTACAGACATCTGCTGGTGTTACAGATCGAACTGCTCTTGCTGTCATTCTGGGTAACATCCACCAAGAGTCTACATTTAAACCTAACATCTGCGAAGGCGGTGCAATCGTACCTTATGATCGTTGTCTTCGTGGAGGTTATGGTTTAATCCAATGGACTTCTAAACATCGTTACCTTGGTCTCGGTACTTTCTGTGCTAAACGTAATGATGATCCAAGTAGTTTGGAATGTCAAACTGCTTACATGATACATGAGATGAGGTTTAGAAAAGATCTTTATGCTTTTCAAACTAATCATCAAACAATACCTTATTACATGAATGCTGCATACTACTGGTTAGGCTGGGGTGTTCATGGTAATCGTACAACACACACTTATTCTTTTTTAAACAAACTACAATGAAAATTTTTGCTATCCTCCCCGCTGCTTTGTTTGCTGCTGCACCTGCCCTTGCTGGTCCTTATGTAAACATTGAGAACAATGCTGGCTTCAGTGGATCTGACTTTAACGGACATGTTACAGATTTCCACCTTGGGTATGAGAACAATACAAACTTTGGTTCGTACTACGTACAAGCTGGTCCTTCAATCTTTGCACCTGATGGTGGTGAAGAAGAGACAAAACTGACAGGTAAAGTTGGTGGCTCTATCCAAGCTAGTGAGCGTGTCTCTATTTACGGAGAACTAGCAGCTACTTTTGATTCAGATGAAAATGATTATGGAACAAAACTTGGTGTCAAGTATAGTTTCTAATAGCTAAATAGATTTAAAGGAGGGTGCAATTCCCTCCCTAGCTTTGGACAGCCAAGTCCTAAAAATGGTCTTACTTACTAGAACAAAAAAACACAATGAACTATTATTTAAATGACCGCTACTATTTCGCTACAGCAACAACAAAAGAATATTTGGAACAACTTCTGTGACTGGGTAACCAGTACTAACAACCGACTGTATGTTGGTTGGTTCGGAGTCCTTATGGTTCCAACATTACTAGCAGCTACGACCTGCTTTATCATTGCATTTATTGCAGCACCACCCGTAGACATCGATGGCATTCGTGAACCAGTTGCAGGATCGCTCCTGTACGGAAATAACATTATATCAGGAGCAGTTGTCCCGTCTTCAAACGCTATCGGACTTCACTTCTATCCCATCTGGGAAGCAGCAAGTCTCGATGAATGGCTCTACAACGGCGGACCATTTCAACTGGTCGTCTTTCACTTCCTTATCGGTATCTACGCTTACATGGGACGCGAATGGGAACTTAGTTACCGACTCGGAATGAGGCCCTGGATCTTTGTTGCATACTCCGCACCCGTGGCAGCCGCATCCGCTGTATTCCTTGTTTATCCCTTTGGACAAGGTTCTTTTTCAGATGCTATGCCTCTTGGCATTTCCGGTACTTTTAATTATATGTTGGTATTCCAAGCGGAACACAACATCCTCATGCACCCCTTCCACATGTTGGGAGTTGCTGGTGTTTTTGGTGGTAGCTTGTTCTCAGCTATGCATGGATCTTTGGTTACGTCTTCCCTCATTCGTGAAACAAGTGAAGAAGTCAGTCAGAACTATGGTTATAAGTTCGGACAAGAAGAAGAGACTTATAACATTGTTGCAGCCCATGGTTACTTTGGTCGTCTCATTTTTCAATATGCGTCTTTTAATAATAGCCGTAGCTTGCACTTCTTTCTCGCTGCTTGGCCTGTCGTGGGTATCTGGTTTACTGCTCTTGGGGTTAGTACTATGGCATTCAACTTGAATGGCTTTAACTTTAACCAATCAATCAACTCAAGTGAAGGACACGTCATCAACACCTGGGCAGACATTCTAAACCGTGCCGGTCTCGGCATGGAAGTGATGCACGAGCGCAACGCTCATAACTTCCCACTTGATCTTGCATCAACTAGCTCCACACCTGTGGCCTTAGTGGCACCTACAGTCGGCTAGTGTGCGTTAGCACGCACTAGAAGCACGTCCGTTCATCCTTCGGGACGCATGACACCATAAGCATGGAACGGGGCTTGTGGAGCTTCTTAGGAGGTTACTGTGCAAGGCAAGACTTATTGCTATCGCGGTGTAAAGTACACCAAGTGAGATAGATCTTAAAGAGGGGTGCAATTCCCCTCATCACTATTGGCATTGGCCCTTACGAGGATACCCTTTGCCGTCTAGACGGTGGGATAGACCACAATAAAATTAAATAACTCAAAGATCTTTGAGAGTCGTATAAACTAACTCTCTTTTAAAATGGCTTTTCAATCTTCGGTTAACCCCTCTCAGCTTACACAGCTGGGTCAGGCTAACCTAGCTGGAGACAAGCGTGCACTGTACCTCAAGTTGTTCAGTGGCGAAATGTTCAAAGGTTTCCAGAATAATACAATCGCTCGTGACTTGATCATGAAGCGTACACTTAAGAACGGCAAATCTTTGCAGTTCATCTTCACAGGTCGTACCAAGTCGGAGTTTCATACTCCTGGAAATAGCATCCTTGGTGATTCCAATGGTGCACCTCCTGTTGCTGAGAAGACGATCACGGTTGATGACCTGTTGATCAGCTCAGCTTTCGTCTATGAACTTGACGAAGTGCTTTCTCATTACGATCTTCGTTCTGAGATCTCACGTAAGATCGGCTACGCTCTTGCAGAAAAGTATGACCGTCTTGCATTCCGTGCTATTGCACGTGGTGCACGTAAGGCTTCTCCTATCAGTGCAACTGGTTATGTTGAGCCCGGTGGTACACAGATTCGTGTTGGTGCAACTACCAATGATTCTGATGCTTACGTTGCTGCTAACTTGGTGTCTGCATTCTATGATGCAGCTGCTGCTCTTGATGAGAAAGGTGTTACTTCCGATGGCCGTGTTGCCGTCCTTAACCCTCGTCAGTACTACGAATTGATCCAAGCTGTTGGTTCCAACGGTCTGGTAAATCGTGACTCACAAGGTACTGCCTTGCAGTCTGGTAACGGCATCATCGAGATTGCTGGTATCAAGATCTACAAGTCAATGAATATTCCTTTCCTTGGCAATTATGGTACTGCTTACGGTGGTACAACTGGTGTAACTGCACCTGGCAATACTGGTGACTTCGTGGGTGAATCCCTTGAAGATGCTTCTGATGCTCAAACTGGTATCAATAATGATTATGGTACTGGAGCCGAATTCGGTTCTAAGTCCTGTGGTCTTATCTTCCAGAAAGAAGCTGCCGGTATGGTTGAAGCAATTGGTCCTCAGGTTCAAGTAACCAGTGGTGATGTCTCCGTGGTTTACCAGGGTGATGTTATGCTCGGTCGTTTGGCTTGCGGTTGTGATTACCTCAACCCTGCTGCTAGTGTTGAATTGTATGTTGGCGCTACTGCTCCTACTACATTCTGATATTATTATATCCAACGGGAGTCTCTTCGGAGGCTCCTTTTTTTTAATTCTTTATTGAGAATAATACTCATTATCAAATTATGGCCTTCCCTACTACTGGCTCCAATACTGAGCTACAAGCTGTTAATCAGATCCTGGCGTCAGTTGGTCAGGCTCCTGTCACTACATTGACAACTGATGAAACTTTCGTACTGAATGAAGTTTCAAACTTTACTGGTTCTATTTCCGGCACCACTCTAACTACTACAACAGCTAATATTCCAGTCGGCACCTATATTGGTGGACCTGGTGTAACTGTTGGTACATCTATTGCCGTTGCAGGTGTAGAGGTATCTCCAGCTACAGATCCTGTTACATATGATTATACTGTTAATATTTCTCAGACTGTTTCTAGTCAGATCTTAACACAATCAATTGCTACAAGTAGAATTGAATCACAAACCAACCCGGACGTTGCGATTGCACTCAACACCCTAAGAGAAGTGTCTCGTGAAGTACAATCAGAAGGATGGTCTTTTAATAAAGAATACGATTGTCCTATCACACCTGACGCATCCAATGAAGTACCTATTGCTAATAATATACTTCAAATGGATTTGAATAAATCTTATACACAGAATATGGATAGAGATAGTGTTAATCGTGAAGGTAAGCTTTACGATAAAACTGCTCATTCATTTACCTGGACTGATGCTACGTTATATGTAGATGTTATTTGGTATTTTGATTGGCCTAGTATACCTACTGTTATCCAAGCTTTTATTATTGCAAAAGCAGCAGCAATTGTGTCTAGTAGAATTATTGGTGATCCTAATCAATATCAAATACTAATACAAAAAGAAGCCTTTGCTAAATCTAATGCTTTAGAATATGAATGCAACCAAGGAGATTATACTTTCTTTGGTAGTCCAAAAGGTGGTAATTTCTACCAAAGCTATCAACCGTTCCATACTTTACAACGCTAATGCCAGCAGTAACTCAACTAATACCAAACTTTCTTGGTGGTGTCTCACGACAAAATGATGACAAAAAATTATTAGGACAAGTAAGTGAATGCGTTAACGGTTACCCCGATCCTACCTATGGTCTATTGAAAAGACCAGGGATGAAATTTACCAATACCTTAAAAAAAGCTGACGGCACTAACTTCAATAAAACTGAACTAGATGGTGCTGTATGGTTCTTTATGGAACGTGATGCTGCCGGCTCATATATTGGTGCTATTAAAGGTGCAAATATTTATGTATGGACAGCACTAGATGGAACATGGTGTACAGTTACTAATAACGCTGCTTCATACCTAACTGGTACTACTAAAAATGATTATCATTTCCGTAGTATTCAAGACACTACAATTATTACCAATAAAACTGTTGCGGCTGCTATGCAGCCTAATGGAACTTATATCCCTAAAACTGTTGCTACTCTTAAACTTGTCACACTTGTAGATAGTTATGAGTATACTGTTACTATTCAGAATGTTGAAGCTGCAGTAACAAGTCAAAATAGCACAACATTTGATGACATGTTGTTGTATAATTCTTCTTCTGTAAATACAAGTCATCACTTGGTTGATAAAATTAAAGATGTTATTGAAGCACAGCACTCAGCAAGTAATGCAGATTTTGCTGGAAGATGGTATTTAGAAGGATATCCTGATAGTCTTGTTATTAAACGTAGTACAGGTACTAATGCAGTTGTAACTGATTATAGTGCTGTTACCGGTACTCCTGTAGCCTTTGACATTGATGCTAAGGGTGGTCTTAATAATGTTGCTATAGAAACATTTGAAGATGAAGTATCAACTGCTGATAAACTTCCTCTAGAATCTTTTGGTGGTCATCATGTAACTGTTAGTAATACAACTAATTCTGAAGATGATTACCATGTACGCTTTGTTGCATACGATACTACACTTAATAGAGGTAGGGGTTATTGGGAAGAAACAATCGCTCGTGATGTATCTCCTGGATTAGATGCAGCAACGATGCCGCATGAACTTGTTAATACAGGTGCAACAACATTTACATTTGACCCTATTACATGGTCAGCACGTGAATCAGGTAATGATGCTACCAGTCCTTTACCATCTTTTATTGACAAAACAATTACAAGTACTTTTTTCTATTCTAATAGGTTTGGCTTGTTATCACAAGACAATATATTTTTTGGAGTAGCTAATGATAATTATAATTTTTTTGTTAAATCAGCTTTAGCTCAGATTGATTCTGATCCTATTGATTTAAATGTATCTAGTATCAGACCTGTTACTTTATCTGATGTATTACCTTCCCCACAAGGTTTGATGCTGTTCAGTGAACGTCAGCAGTTTCACGTATTAGCTACAGATTCTAGTACACTGACTCCCACTACAACCGTAATTAGATCCTTGTCTAATTATGAAATGGCACCTGACATATCTCCGGTTGATGTTGGTGTTACAGCAGCCTTTGTAAATAGAGTACCTGGTTATAGTAAACTGTTTAGTTTACAACTACGTGATGTAGAACAAAACCCTATTGTTGTTGATATCAGTAAAGTTGTACTTGAATGGTTACCTGATACTATTGATGATTTAAGTGTTAGTCCACAAAACTCCGCTATACTATTAATCGATACCAGTACATCCTACCTATACCTCTATAGATTTTATAATAATGGTGAGAAAGATTTATTTCAAGCATGGACTAAATGGGAATTACCAGGTACGATTCAATCTGCAAAAATTATTAATGACTCTGTAGTCATCATTTCTCAACATGAAAATGAATATACAATAGGTAGCATCATTCTTGATGAGATCCCTACAGGAAGCTCTGAGGTAGGCGCTACAAGTATTTCTGGTAATACATGCCTAGACATGGCTGCAAGGCCCGTACAGCCTGCTGTAGGTGTCAATGCGGTGGTGTATGATTCAACCAATGAGGTTACTAAAATCTATACACCCTACACACCATTCCAACAAAAGGAAGCTGTTATGCTTCTTAGTGTACCTGAAGCAGATGTAGGTACAGCTGCAGCAGTTGATGCTGATGCTGGTTTTTATTTAAGTGCTACTGAACGTACTGAAATTGGTACAGGTTACCGTTACTTTGAAGTTCAAGGTGATTATACAAGTTATGCAGATGGTATTGTCATAGGATATAATTATGATTTTGAAGCAACTATGCCAAAATTTTATTATAAAAAAGATTCTACAACATCTGATTATACAGCCCCATTAACTATATCAAGAGTTACATTTTCTATTGGTAGGACAGGTCCAGTTTTATTTAAAGTAAAAGCTGGTGGTTCTGATGAATGGAAGAATGTAGAATATGTAACTGATGCTGGTACATATCTAGCAGATAGTAGTCCTATAACACAGGAACATCAATTCACCATACCAATTCATCAACGTAATACTAATTTTGAACTAAAAGTGACAAGCAGTTTTCCATACCCTGTATCGTTAGTATCGATGACATGGGAAGGTATTTATTCACCACGATTCTATAGGAGAAGATAGTCATGCCATTAGGCGGTATAATTAATACAGTCTCTGATTGGGTTACAGGCAGGGACAGAAATAAAGAACAGCGTAAGGCTGAACAAGAGGCTCAAACTAAAGCAAATAAAGAATCTAAAAAAGTCTATAACTACGAAATTGACAACTATAATGCGGTTAGAGAAAATTACGCAAATGAACGTAACTATGCACATGAAACTGCTGTTGCTAATTGGGAATATAATAAAAGAATTCAAGATTATACATATGCCAAAAATTTAGCTTCTTACGAAAAAAGTCAAGAAATTTATGGTGCACAGGTTGGTTTTAATCAAGATGCAGCTACATTAGCAAGGGAAGAAGAAAGAGCTTCTATACAAGACCTAGCTTTACAGCAAGCGTTTCAACGTGAAGCAATGCACTCTGATTTGATGGGTGAAATAAAAAAAGGAGGTATTCAGAAGTTAGAGCAAGGTGTAAAATTATACGGCATTCAAAGTAATCGTAGAATAGGTAGCCAAACAATTCAACAAAACTTAAATCAATTTACTACTCAAAATACTTTTGAAAAAGAAGCTAAGTTTGTTGAAGGTTTAAAAAAAACTGGTAAAGCTGCTTTAGGGCAGGCTGGTGTATCACGTAAAAAAACTTTACAATCTACTGCTGCTGAATCTTTTCGTAGTTTAGCTGCTCTTGATGCAAGTCTATCTGGTGCTAGAAATAAAGCTGGTGTGGATTTGCTAAAGGTATTAGTTGATTCTAGTTTAGATGAATCACAAGTTGGTCTAAATTTAGATATGATTGAACTTGGTATTAATAGAGCTAAAGAAGAAGTTGAATATAACAATAGAATTCTTGATGCTAACATGAAGAGTGCTACTCTGCAAATGCAGCGTAACATCCAACAGATTGGCTTACAAAACTATGCACAAGATCTCCAAGCTTACGCAAATTTAAACATATTCCCTGAAGAATTTGAGTATTCACCTGAACCACAGCTTCCACCAGAACGTATATTTGTCGAACCAATAAGACGCGCAGCACCAACAGTTCCTAAAGGACCACGTGTGGCTACAGGTGTTGAGTCAGTAGTTGAGGTCGTAGGTGGTGTAGCTGATATTGCCGGGACGGTGTTGGGTGGCATAGGAACTTTTAATGATATTTTCAACAGAGTACCCTCCGGTAACTAATTAACTAACTAACTAACTATGGCACGACTACAATACCAACCCGCTACAAAACCAAGAGGATTCCAACCTATTCAACTTAGTAGGGCTGGTATTGCTCGAATGGAAGAAGAAGGTGACCGGGTAATCCGTAACTTAGAACAGCAACGTGACACTGCAAATAGGCAGCGTCAAGATAATTTGCAAGCAATGCGAGAAAACTCTGCTTATCAAGAGCAAGCAAGAGAAAGAAATCAGAGAACTTTAGAAGCTAATATAAAAAATGATCAAATAGCCAGGGAAAACGAAAGAAAATTTAAGATAGAAGAAGCTGACAGAAAATCAAAAAACCTTGACTCAGCTGTTACTTCATTAGTTGGGTTAAGCACAACTCTTGGTAAACAGGCTGCTGAAAGAACCAAGAAGATGATTGAGGATCAGACTGCAGAAGGTGCTCAATTCCGTCGGCAAGAATATCTTAGGAGCCCTGAACAACAGAATAACTTTGCAATAGCTGAGAGTCAAGTTGATGTTGAAACAGAAATACTTGACCAGCAAACAGTGCTAAATGGTGCTAAAGGTTTAGACTCATCTTTAGAAACAGCAAAAAATCTTGCTGCTAATCCTGGTCGTGGTTACTATTGGAAGAAGGGTTACTATAATGAACTTATTATAGAACAAACTCCACTGCTTGTTAATAGAGCACTCCAAGGTACTGAAGCTGTTTTCACTGATCAAGCAGGAAATAAATTCTCTGGTATAGAAGCTGTAAGTGACCCTGATAAAATGCGTATTGTACTGGGTCAAGTACAAAATAGTTTATACGGAGCATCTGGTTTAAATATTAATTCACTTGAACCTGGCTTTTTAGAAAGGTCTAATAAATTTGTCGATGAATTTAATTCCACTTCAATACGAAGGTCAGCAGCAAAGGCAACTGATATTCAGTATGGTATTATTGCTCAACAAGGAGAAGATCTAAGGACTCAAGGTAGGGTTCAAGCTGCTTTTCTGCTAGATATAAAAAACCCTAAACTTGGTAGAGAAGGTGCCTTAAAGAATTTCTTTTCTTTATACTCTGCACAAAATCCTGACGGTTCATTTCGTTATTCAGTAGACGACTTAGACAGCCTGAAACTGCTGGGTGAAAAAACTGTTCTTGAAGAACGTGGTAATAGCCAACGGTATCAAAATGCTATAGCTGCTAGACGTAAGGCTCAGGAAGACTACAAACGTGCTGAGCGTAGTAATACTAGGTTAGAAGCCAAAGAGTTTGCTGATAAAGCTGTGCCACAAATGCAAGAGTACTTTGAAAATGCTGACGCACAAGGTGACTTAGAAGGTGCCGAAACATTTGAAAAAGAATTCTATGCAAGATACCCTAATGAATCATTACCTAGCGGTTATGTACGAGCAAAGAAAGCAGCGTTAAAAGAAAACTATGATGCTGAAGTAGCAACTATTCAAGCTAGAGCTAGAACCCAAACGTTAGACAAAGAGTTTGTTGACGCTATTGAAAACCCTAAATTACAACTTGCTGCTATTAAAGCATTAAAAGAACAAGAAGCAGCTAAGTATGGCCCTAAGTATGATGCAATGAAAAAGAGTTTAGTTGCTAATGCTAAGACATTAACAAAGTTTGATCCTACTGTACAAGGACCAGGTTCTGGTACAACTATTATGGTAACTAATGCTCTTAAAAATGAATACAAATATTTCTTTAAAGCTTTAGTTGATAAAGGTGTTTCTGTTGATGCAGCTGCTGATCAAGCTTACGCACAACTTACAGATTATGTTGCTAAAGGTGCGACAGATAAAACAAACAAATTTTATACAAAAACAGGTGCACTTAATAAGCCAACTTTCCCCAACATTCAAGGTGCTACTCAAGCATTATCAGCTAGTGCTCAACAAGAACGTAATGAATTAAATAAACTTATTGTAAAAAATAGTGCAAACGTTGGTAGTATCTTTAGTATGCCAAATGCTGTATTGTCTGAAACTCAAATTGAAACTACTATAAATTCTTATTATGCTGATAATGGTACTTTTAAGATTCCAGTAAATATTCAATATGCTGCAAAACTTGCAGGGATAAATCCTATAGCTGCTATTAATGCACAGATTCAAGCGTCTAATGAAAAGTATGGTACGAATAGAAAGTTGATAACACCCTCACCAGTTGAAGAAGCTATCTTTGATCAAGTACCTTCAGTTCAAAAACTATTTACTGATTTTGAGAGAATGTCTGCAACTAGACTTTCTCGTGGTACGTTTCACATTACACGTGAAGCTGGTCCTCTGAGAGCTCGTATGACTGGTACTGGAGTTGCACCTGTTGAACAGACAAATGCTCTTGTAGAGGTTGCTGGAGAGCTAGGTGTAAGCCCTATTGATCTTGCTACTATCATTGGATTTGAAACTGCCGGTACTTATGATCCAGGTGTTGTTGGTGGCGAAGGTGGTAATTATCAAGGTTTGATTCAATTCGGTGGACCAGAAAGAGCTGCTTATGGTGTCGTACCAGGCATGTCTTTTGAAGAACAATTACGTGGTCCTGTAAAGAGATATCTCCAGGATAGATTTGCAAAAGCAGGTATGTCTACACAAGGTGCTACTTTAGAAGATCTTTATACTACAGTTATTGCTGGTAACCCTAGAGCAAATAGGGATGCACAGGATTCATTTGGAACTTCTGCTAGAAGTGGTGTTGCAAAAATGGGTCCACATAGAGAAAGAGCAATGCAACGCTTTGGGTTTAGTCAAAATTAATTAAAAAACAAACAACATGAACGATCCATTAGATTATTCAAATGTTGGCAGTGAATATGTGTTGAGCGAAGAAGATCGTAACAAGCAACTCTCTAATGAACAACTAGAAGAAATTCAACAGAGAGTTGATGCTTACGAACTGCAACAGCAGCAACTTCAAGAACAAGAGACACAACCTCCTACGGGAGGTCAAACTGCACCAACAATTGAACAACCTGCACCTACGGGTGAGGTTACAATGCAACCAGAGATGGCTGCTGAACCATTTGATCCAAGTAAAGATTATTCTTACTACGAAGCCCAAGGCATGAGTAGGAATGAATGGAACCGCTTACAGATGGGTGGTGGTGTCAGAAGTGACGTAGAAGGTTTTGCTACTGATCCTAGATATGCTTTTGAACTAGCAGGTGCTGTACCTATTGGTGGTGTATTAGATCCAATCACTGATTTAGCTAATAAATTCCTACCGAAAAGTGCACAGATTCCTAAAGTAACACCTTATGAAAACGGTATATCATCAGCAGTAAGGTCTATTTCTTCTGTTGTTGTTCCTACATTAGTCTTCCAAGCTGGTGGGTATGCGCTAGCATCTAAAGCACAAGGAGCCTCTACTACAGCTCTAGGAGCCGGTAACGCAATTAATAGGTTAGGTAATACTGCCTTCATGAAGTTCCTTGGAAACAGAGGTATAGAAGCTGGTGCTAGTGTTGCTGTCGGTGCATTCAGCTCTGAGTATGAGGAAGACAATGCTTTCGGTGCTCTAAAAAAAGCCCTGCCACCACAGTATGATTTTATTCCTGATAGCTGGGCCACACTAGATACTGATAGTGCTGATGAAAAACGTATTAAAAACATTAATGAAGATTTAGGTCTTGGTTTTCTTATTCCGTTTGTAGGGTTTCTTGGTAAGTTTGGTTCTGCAATTAATGAAGTAGGCCAAACATTTAAAAGAGCACCTAAGATGGTAGGTGAGACATCACAAGCTAAGAAGATTATTGATGACTTAACACCAGCTGCTAAAAGTGATGATGCAGTAGAAGAGTTATCTAGGTATGCGGCTAAACAAGAAGCAGATCTTGATGAGCTTGGATACTACAATCAAGCTATGAATCCTAATGCTAATGTTCCATTAAAAGGTGTAAATGACCTTTATGATTGGAATGAAGTTGGTATGCGTTCTCTTGATGATTTCGGTATCATTGGTGCTAGCGTTGATGCAGTACGTGTTGCTAAAAACAAAGGATCAGTTTATGGTCGTTTAGGTAACTTCATCAGTGAACCTGCACGTAAGTATGCTATTACTACACCAGGTGGCGTTGAAGAAGTTACACTTGGTCTTACCAAACAACTCAAAGATGCTGACCGTTATGGTATGGAAGCAGCTGATTGGTCAATTAGTTTTGATGAAATCTCTGAGCAAGGTGATAATTTAGTACTTGAATTATTTGACCCTACTGTTGGTGTTGATGAGATTCGTAAGATTCTTGATCCTGTTATTGTAAAAAATGAATTTGGTGTCGAGACATTAACTGATGAAGGTTATGCTGGTATCTTTAGGATGATTAATGATCAAGCTAAAGAGTTTACTGGTATGGATATTGCTAAAGCACAAGCTTATACTGCTACTTCTTTATCAGGTCAAATCGCTGACTTA